GAACATCACCAACATATGCTGCCATTTCAATAAACATCATACCAGGTGAAGATTCGTTAAAATCGTTATATGAATTTGGAAAGTATATTCTTGCAAAATCAATAAGATTTCCTCTTAGTGATGCAAAATCTTTTCCTAAATATTTTACTTCTTTACTTAAATTCTCTGCCATTTAATTTCTCTCTAAGTTTGATTTTCACCATTAGAATTTACAAGACCAAATGTCTCATTTACAGATATAAACACTTCATCAAAATTTTCTAAGTCGTCTCTAAGTGAAAACTTAATGTTTATTTTAAGTATGTTTCTATCTATATCATCTGGCGACTCACTAATAATTATCTCCTTAATTAAAATATATGATAACCAGGAGTCAACTGCATTTATTATAACCTCTTCAATATCTTCTTTCAGTATCTCTGGTCTATTTGGTTCAAATAATATATTCCATAAATTAGAACCAAATGTAGGATGATTTAATCTCTCTCCTTTTCTCGTTAATAACAAATTTATCATATTTGCTCTTGCTTGTTTTATCTGAGAATAGTTTCTTTTGAACTGACCTTGACCATCTGGTACAAATGGTAAATCAATACCAACTGCGACATTTTGGTCAAATTTAGCTGCTACTGGACCTGGTGTTGCTGGTGGTATATCATGTATAAGAGCATCTTCAGTTTCTGGTTGATATTGTGCTTCAGCCATTATGGTCTAAACCCCTCTTTTCCATTTTTCTTTTCATCTATTTTTTTCATTAATCCACTATAATCTTTAGTTAGAGCATTTGAAACTGCGTCTGGTAAGTCATCCATACTCATACCCATACTTTGTGCAGTTTGTTGTGCTACAGATTGTCTTTGACCTTGTGGAGTAAAATCTTCATATCCCATCATACTTGCTAAATTAGAACGATTAAATCCTGGAGCTTCTTGTGATGTAAAAGAAACTTCTTGTTCTGTAGTTTCTGTTGCACTTCCAAGTGTTCTGGCAGTTTCATTTAAAATGTCATTTAACATAGGATTGTCTTTTACAAAGTTCTTTTTTTCTTGTACTGGTTGTACATTTTTCATTCCTTGTTTCATAACTTTTTTATGGTCTACTTTAGGATTCATTGCTTCTTGTATTGCTTCTTTAACACCTTTCTTTATTTCTTCTCGTACAACTTTACGAATTAGTGCTTCCAATACTTTTACTTGTTTTCCCATATTAACCTCCTATGGTATTAATTTTCCTTTACCAACCTTTACACCAAATTGACCTTTATTTGTTCCAGGTATTGGTGGGAATGGTGCCACTATTGTTGCTGGTGATGGTGCTACTCCAGTTGGTGCTGGTATTGTTCCAAACGCTGATTGTACACCAGGTAGACTCAACATCAAAGGGGCAAAATGATTTCCCTCTATTTCTATATTATTAAATAGTTTGATAAGGGCAGTTGCCACTCTTTTTGCCATCTTTAATTGTGATACTTCCATCGGTGTACCTGCTTTTGTTTCTGATTGTTCTTTCATCATTTCTTTATAGTCTTCTATAAAATTCTTTAATGGGTCATCTGTTAGTTCTGGATTACTTATTTTTCCTATCGCTACACTAAATCCAGTTAGTGGAAATACTGAAGCAGTTGAGGTTGTAGACCCATTGAATACACCTGCTATCATAGTTCCTGGAGTAAACATAGCGTTATTATGATTGTTTACACCCACAACAAGTGTAAGTTTAAAATAGTTTTTTAGTGCTTTAGCAAATTCTGTTGCTTGTATCTCTCTTGCTTGGTCTTTGTGATTTTCTGTTTGTTATCACGAATGCAAGACCAAGTAGTATCTCAATAGCAGGTTTTAGAAATATTGGTTTACCAATATGAGGGCCTTTATCTGTTCCTTTGATTACAGATTGTGGAGCAGTAGTTACTCCTGGTGGTACTGCAGGCATTCCAGGTGGTAATTTTAAATTAGGTAAAGTTGAATCTCCAAGAGAAAGATGTAATTGTGCAAACTTATGAATAACTTTTGCTAAACACGCTCCTTTTAAAAAACATGCTACATCTACTGGAACACCTGGAGGTAATTTAGATTGTTGTTCATAACATTTTACAAACCCATCTATCATGTCTTGTTTCATTGTAAGTATAAATTCAGGGTCTGTAAATAATGAAAATTGTTCTTGTAACTTTTCAAAAGAACCAACACTTGGTAAATCTGCTGACCCTAATAACTCATTGAATGCTGAAGTTGTTGGGTTCCCACTTGTGAATATTTTTATCAAGTCTTCATTTCTTTCTAAAGCATCTTTATACTTTGATGTTCTACCACTTAGACCACCCATAGTTTTTACTATAGTCCAATCTGAAAAACTTCCAGAGTTTACATTACTTTGACTCTCAATTTGTAAGTTCAAACTACCACTATCGTACTCTTTCACAAAACCAAGAATAAAATTGTCTTCACTACCACTTACCTCAATCTTCAAACTTTGACTAACTGACAAGTTTGATGGAAATTCCTCTACTAAAGGAAAATCAATGATAGTAGGATGTTCAGTTGGTATATCTAACGCTATGAAAGAAGACCCAGTTTGTGCTGACATATTATACTCTCCTAATCAAGTGTATGATTTTTAGATAATATTTGTTTCAATTGTACTTTTAATTGTTTATGTAATAGTTCACCAGGATTACCTGCTTGATTTGGATGAGGCCCACCACCACCAACAAAGATATACTTTGGAATAGCATCAATAAGTTTTGTTAAAACATCAACAAGTTTGTTTCCAAGTACCATTGGTTCTCCACTACCTGCAACTGCTTTCTCTCCAAGATTACTTTTTGTTGCTTCAGCATCCATCTTCGGTGTAGTAAATTTATAGTAAGAACTCATCTCTTCAAGTTTTTCATCACAAACAGATTCTATTGTATTTGTTACATCTATTGACATATTACCAGATGTTGCTAAACCTATTCCTGCTTTTGCAAATCCTAATAATTTGTTATCTCTTGCATTAAGCATAATAGTACCACTATTCATTTGTATAGTTGGATTTTGTGTATCTACGATAGAGTCAAATTCTAATGTATTTAATATTGCATCATCTTCTGCTAAATCTAAATATGCTAAATCTAATATTGTTGGTTGATTCTCTGTTAATATAATTGTAGATGGGTCTTTGTTTATATCTGTTTTATATAAATCTCTTGGTTCCATCTCTCCAACATTTTCTTGACTTTGACCATTACTAATAATCGTTACTGGTCTACCAAGAGTTTCATCAGACCCTTCACTCCACCAATTAGGATTTTCTTCTAATATTTTGTCACTTGAACCGAGTCTAATATGTTGCCCAAATCTACCCTCAAATACCACATCTCCTTCATATACTTGAGTTCTTTTTATATCATTTCTTTCTGTAAAAAACTCACCTAAATCTGGAAGTTCTTCTGACTCAATAAAAGGATTCCCGTCTTCTGGTTTTTTTACATCTTCTGATGTAGTTCCTTCTAAAGCATCAAGAGCAGATATATTTGGTAATGAATTGTGATGTGAACTATTCCATGTATTAATATTGTTCATATAATATGATATTTTCTTATTCACATCAGATGTTGAATTACTACTGATAAAATATATTACTGGTACTATCTCTCCTTTTATTGGTAGTCTTAATAAACTTGGGTCTAATGGTCTTGAAATAAAACCTCTTAAATTAGAACCTCTTTCATTTAAGATAGGTTTATTTGGTTCTGTCATTATTTTTCTAACAATACAAGAATTTAAAAGAGTCTTATCTGGTTGACCATCGTCATTTAGTAATTGAAATGTTTCTAAATCAGAAACTTTGTTAAGAACCCACAAAACCTCAGATGGTTCTATTTCATAAAATAAATCTGGTAATTGTGTTTTTTGCTGTGAACCTACTACTAACGAGTTTGGAGATTTATTTACAAGAGTTTTTCTACTTTTTTCTATATATGGTTTGGTAGGCATTATGATACTTCTTTATCTGTTCTTGATTCTATTTCATCCATTTTATCTTGTACATCAAATGCTACATTTTCTAACTCAGATAACAATTGTTTCTTTTCATCTTCACTTATTATCTCGTGGTCTGTTCCTCCAGTTTTTGCTTGTGAACTTACGAGTCTTTGTACAATGGTTGCTATCTTTACAAGTTGCTCATCATTCTTTACACTAACATCTAAATACTCTTTTATCAAAGGTACAACGATAGTAGCATCACCAATGTTCTTGATGAGTGGTTCAAGTTTTTTTATTAACACCTCTATTTGGTCTTTCTTTTCAACAGAATTGTCGTGTATATCTTTAAACAGAGATGATAGGGTTTTACCCTCAAATATTTCAAAATCAGACATAATATGTTCCAGTAATTACTATATATAAATATAAAAGGGCCCGATAAAAGACCCTTTTAAAAAAACAGATATGTGATTTGAAAACTACAATATTTGACTAATATCAATCTTTTTACCAGAAAAAGACCCTGTTTGATAATAATTTTCACTTATTTTCAGATAATGGTTCTTCATTTGGTTTACAACTTTAGTAATATGTTGTGTTTTTACATCGGTCATTTCACGAATCATAATATAAAGTGCTTTCTTATTAAAGTTTTCTAAATCACCTCTTCTCTTAAACAACTCAATTACTGCATCTGCAATCTGAATATCTCGTTTCTTTCTGAAAAGTTTTGTTAGATTATCATCCCAATAACAAACCATGTCATCAACAAATTCTTTTACAAAATCATATCCCTCAACTTGTTTTTTCTCAGACACTAAATTTCTACCATAATCAAGTGTACTTAACTGGTCTGAGTTTTTATACTTCTTGTAATTTTTATTGTTATTTAGAATTAAATAATTTTTTGCTACAATACTGAAGTATGAAAATGCTTTTCCTTTACCTTCTTGAAATTTATGGATATTTAAAACAAGAAAAGAAACTACTTCATGTTTCACATCTTCACTTGGAACATCAAAGTAGTAAAACTTAAATGTGTGAATAATATTTTCTGCTAATTTCTCAAAAGGTGCTCTGATATGTTCATTATAGATTCTATTTCGTATTACTGAGTCGCTACTATTATTGTAACGAATTATTGCATTTTCAGTATCTTGTGTAAAGTATTGTTTCTTTTTTGCTTTTCTTGGCATTTTTACTCCGCTTCTAAGTTAAAATATTTTGATAATTCATTTTGTAAATCTTTCATGTACTTAAAATAAAATCCAATTTCGTCATCTGAAGAAAAACTCCCTCTGACATCTATTTCATTTAATTTAACATTTGTATCACTAACTTGTTCTCTAATAGACTCAAACCATGATTCATATTGTTCGGTCTTCTTATTTAGATTGTATATAATATACAAACAAATAATCAATAAAACAAGTAAAATTATTTCTACTATCATTTTTTGTCCTTAAACAAGTCTCCGAATAAATCTTCTAAATCACTACCATCTGCATTTTTTGCTACTGACTTGATATCTGTTTTCTTTTTCTTTACACCAATTGGTTTGGTTGGTTTTCCTGCTACACTTCTTTTCCACATTTCATTCTCTACTTTTGTAGACAACATATCTCCTTGATGAAGTATATGTGGAAGATGTGATTTTAACCCATACTCTGGCATAAAACTCTTTAAGTAACTTGTATTACCCTCTTCGTACAAACCATCTGTTAGTCTTAGTGCTAAATATTCTTGTTCGGTCATGTCTACACCAAACTTCATTAATAGATAACACGCTCTGTCTGTTACGGTCATGTAGTTTAAATTTTTATTGAAGTCATATATCTTACCTTGGTTTATTCTATGCCACTCAGATGGATTGGGTACATAGTAATCTTGTTCCATGTCTCCTACTTTTCCTAAATCATGGTGCATCGCACAAAAGACAATATTTTCTTCTGTCCAATCTGGAGTTGCTCCCATCTCTTCCCATACTTTTGCAATCTTCAAACAAGACTCTGTAACATTTATGATGTGCATTACATATCCACCTGGAAAAGCGTTATGGTAATGTTCTCTACCACTTGCTGGTGCATATATCATTCTATCCTGAAAATGTTCATACATTTTCGTTAGTTTTTCTTTTCTTTCTCCCTCAAAATATTGTGGGATATAACCAATTAATTTATTCCAATTTTCAAGCAATTGTTCTGCTGATAATTCTAATGACATTGTAACCTCTTTCGTTTTATTTTATTCTTCAATAGGGGGAAAATATAAATCGTCCTCTCCTTGTTCTTTTATGTAATCAATAACTTCTTGTACCAATTCCCATTCGTTCTCCTCTATTGCTTCTAATAGAGTATTTATAATCCATTCTGTATCCACTACGACTCTCCATAAGTTCCACCATTTATCAATTCTATCTGTTCATTTACCTCTTTTAACTCAGATATAATTTTACCATATCTTTTATTTTCATCGTCCATTATTTTTTCAATTGATTTATGGTGCGTATTAACAAGTGACTCAAATTCAACATCATCCGTTAGGTTTGCTGTTTTCAAAATAGTAAGGAATGCTCTTGATACAGAAACAAGCATATTTAGTTCTCTACCCATATCGTTCATAAGATTTGTTAGGTATTTCTGCTGTAATTGTATCTTTTCAAGTAAAAGATTTGATTCTAATATATCATCATTTTCCATATTATTATAAATATCAGATAATTTCATCAATCACTCCTAATTTTATACATTCCTCTGCCGTTAAATAAGTATCTGCTTGTAATGTTTTTTTCCAAAATTCTGCATCTTCTTTTGTTTTATCTGCAAGTAATCCGTATATTTTTTCAAGTAATACTTCACTCCATTTTATAGAGTTCTTAACATCGGTAACTCTACCCATTTCCATCATACTACCCTCATGAAACATCACAGTGCTATTAGGACTCATATACCTTTTTCCAGTCCCACAAGTCAATATCACTGCTGCTGCTGACATTGCTCCACCTCTACATATTGTGTTTACTGGTCTGTCAAGTGAGTTTATATAATCAATTATTCCAAGTGTGGATATTAAATCTCCACCTAAACAATTTATCATTAAATTAATTGGTTTCTTTTCTTCTGATGGGTCATTAAATCTAAGCACTGTTCTGAACTTTTGTATCATTTCTGGTAGTGTATGTTCTGTAATCTCATCAGATAAATATATTATATTTGATTCTGCATCAATTCCCCATTCTAATAATCTAAATGGAAATTCCATTGCCATTGAAAC